TCAACACCGTACTTTTTGCAAGTGCGAATTGGAATGTCGGAATTATATTCAAACAGAAAGTGACTGCCCGGCTTTGCCTTGAGCAATTTCATTGTGGTATCTCCTACTTTAATCATAAAAATATCCTTTTAGTAATTATTTAATCATTCTGCCGACACTCTGGCACGAATCGTTTCAATTGAATCATTGACAAGAATTTCACCATTTAGAAACACAGTCTTCAATTCACCGTTACGTTCACCTTCTACTGTAACACCATCAACTAAGATGTAATCACCTGATAGTGGGCTACGATGTACACATAACAAACCCTTGGCTGATTTCTTAGTACCAGAATCAGTTTTTGGATCTTTGAAAATCGCTACACCTTCACCATTAGTAACACGATGAGTAGCCTTCATGGCAAACCCAAGAGAGTCACGAGTGGCAAATTGATACGTGTACGAACCAATTCCAAATACAATGTTATCACTAGCGAAACCTTTAGCGGTCAATTTGACCAAGATAGCCTCACAACGTAAAACTGTAATACTGTCACCGTAGATAAGACCAACACGTTGATTCAGTGTTTTGTAACCTTTGTCGTTAACTGTACCACCAAAGATTTCCCACAAACATTCAACTGCCCCTTTGTGTTCAGGTGAACCCACTGGTGCATCAGGATCACCAGTAATAATTTTAACTGGATCACCCGAATCAGGACGAAACACAACTTTAGCCAAACCAAGTGAATCTGGGACACGATTCAAAATATCGTCTTTAAGAATAGTGGCGTATGTAGTAATCACTTGGAAAAAGTCGTATGTATCTGATACAAGCGAAACAACTCCACTTGGGTACTTACTCAAAATGTAGCGATACGTATCCAACTCAGCATCACGGCTTGAAGAACTCATTACGCTATGTTCTGAGGCAGGCACCGAACCACCAACAAAAGTTGATTTACCATTGTAGTAGTCGTTAATGTACTTTACTGCCGACAGTACATCAGTTCCAGTAAAACTTAGTAAGTGACCAGCGCCAGATTTGGCACCATCGGCAATACCTGACATTCCTCTCATAGAGAAGTCATGACCTTGCCATGTAACAAACTCTTTGCTTCCGCCAGTAAGATCAGCGTATGAGTCGATAATTTTACGATATACACGAGCCATAGTGGCACTAGTTGAAGACTTCCACAATTCACTTGACAACCAAGTTTCTAGAAAGTTAGGCAACCAAAATGCAGATGCAACTGTGTTAGTAACAGTTAATACTGGCACACCAATTGGTACTCGTGATCCTTCTGGCAGAGATTTAATTTCAAGTGGCAAATATCCAATACGATGTAATTCACGAATACGTTCGATATTGAAGCCGTTGGGTCCGACAAATGGAGCTACAAGTTCAAGAAACTCGGAACAAACTTCATCTTCTGGCAAATCGAAAAATGTTTCTCGCCAAACTGCATTGAGTTCATGTAAGAAACCTTGTAAACCAAACCAAACAATTTTCTTGTCGGCTTTGTATTCATCAGGCACATTGAAATGTGACATTGAACGTGGAGTAAAGTTTGAGTAAACTTTAGTAGTGCCTTCAGGGTACATTTCCCCGTGACCTAATTTGTAGGAATCCATTGAAGTAAGAGCGGTGATTTTCATTTTCTTTTCCTTTTCTTTAGTCTATGTAAATATTATATCAAAATACTGATTTATTGTCAAGTTTTATCACATTGAGTGATTAAATGAGTCTAAATCAACGTTATTAATGTTGTTCATTGTGTGAATTTCATCAAAATCCTCAAGAAACACATCCAGACCTTTAGAGAAGATTCCGTGAGTAACACACAGTACTAAGGTACCTTTAAACCCGCTATCACGAATTACTTTTGCCAATTCTATAAATGTTCGTCCACCGTCACAAATATCGTCAACGATAACAACTCGTTCAAATCCAGAAAGTTTGGATCCATCAACTTCTGTCTTGACAATATGACCCGTAGCCACGTCGCGAATTTTCTTGGCTTCAACTACAGATTGACCAGTAGCCTCTGCCACTTTGTAAATTTTCTTGAGGGCGCCGGCATCAGGCGATACAATAACGGTTGTTTCTGATTTTGTCATGTCACGAATGGATTCAGCCCACAAGTCGGCTTGTGTAACATTATGAAATACACCGGCTGGGAACATTGCGCCAGCTACATCACTGTGAATATCCCAAGTGGTAACTTTACTAAAATTACACATTTTGATCATATCAATCGCAACTTGAAGTCCGAATGATTCGCCACTAGTCATAACACGATCTTGCCGACTAAATGGGAAATATGGAACAGACAGATTAATGCCAATTTCTGGCCCATACATGTGTTTGAGTGCATTTACCGCCAACATCATATCCACCAAATCATCTGAACTCTTGAAATCCATACGCATTTGAATTGGCATACAATTTGTTTGCCCATCTGGTGTCAATTTTACTGAACGTTCCCCACCGGGAAATGTCCAGAATTTGTCGTCAAAACCTTGTACTGTGATCATAATTTTCTCTTTTTTCAGTTTATAATATATTATACAGAATTATCAATTTAGTGTCAAGTGTTTTTTATTAGAATGTATTCAATTTTGGATTAAATTCACGAATCAATTCACGTTCACGACTATGAGCCGCTAAACGACCACGTACACTTTCAACAAATCCATAAGTAAAAGATTTTGATCCATGTTTACGAATTGATTCAGATAATGCCCAACCCTTGTCTTCAGCCAAAGCACGTTGTACGTGTTTTTGAATACGGCGATGAAGTGTCTTTTTAATTCCGCCCACATTCTTAACAGTGATTCCGATATATTGATCACCTGTCACTATGTTATTAATAACATAGATTAAGTGAGTACAATCGTTTCTCCGTTTTCTTGTGACCGTCATATTATTAAAAGTCTCCGGCAAAGTAATCAACAGGCAATCCATACTTAGTACAAACCTCATCACGACTTAATACAACGCCGTCATGTTCAGACATCCAACGAATGGCTAATGGGCGAGTCATTAACCCCCACTCTATCAAATGAGCAATACTGTCTTCAAACATCTTAACAGCTTGAGTTTCTTTTGTAGTCATTGACTACTCCTTAGTGTTAAAAGGATTTGTGACGTAACGAATGCCATTGCCATCATACAGACCACTTAAGTCCATCTTGGCATATATCTCTTGTAGTGGCCGACAGTATAGTAACAACTCAATGTCAGTAATCAACCCAGTGTTGTACTGATTGATAACACTCAAGAGCTCTTTGTGAAGTACTTCAATGTGAGTGGGCTTTCTTACTTTAGTCATTGACTACTCCTTAGTGTTAAAGGGCGAGTAATTCTTAGGGTAACGTAACCCAGTGTTTGGGTCACACAACTCACTCAAATCAATTGAGGCATACAACTCTTTCAACTTGTCACAACACTGAAGTAACTCAATGTCAGTAAGTAACCCAGTTGAGTACTGACTCACTACACTCATGAGCTCTTTATTAAGCTCTACGTTGTTGTACTGTTTCAAGTCCTTCTCCGTTTCATTAACCATACATCTATTATAGGGTATATCTGATATAATGTCTACTAAAATCTTCTTAATGTTGCATAAAAACAACACATTTTATAGCGTTTTTGAGCGTTTTTTTAGCGTTTTTGATACTAGATGACATGAAATCAAAACAAATGGCTTAGGGAGCGGCTAAACCAGTCTGATAATCAAACCATGAGCGTAAATTAACATCATAACCACATTGACCGCTAAGATACTATACTCACGAATTCTTAGTGACCAAATGATCCAAAATACACTTCCAGCGTTTAGCAAATATATATTAAGTGGGTCAATTTTATAGCTAATAGCTAACGCTCCCAAGATGGTTAAAATCGTGGCAGTCCATTTTAAAAAGTTGTTTAATTTTATCATAGACTGATTATATTATAAACTAGATTTATTGTCAAGTAAATTTAAGTGACAATATATTATAGTTATTTTTTATATCACTATCATAAGTAAATAATAGTTCATTGATAAATAAAAATATGATTACTATACACGATTTATATACAGATCATTTATTATTATTATCGGCGAAACAATCTAATAAAAATTGGGCAGAATCCGACTCAGAATCATTATATAAAGAAAATCTTAAAACACAATCGGAAGATTGGTATTATCGAACACATTCAATTACATATAAACACAACTCGAACAAATACAGATGTGCTGAATGGAATGATATAACTTGGAGTAATAGTTGGATTGTATTAGGATGTTCTAGTGTAGAAGGTATTGGTCTGGATGAATCTGACGTATTATCTACCAGACTTTCTGAACTATTAGATAGTCCTGTAATAAATTTAGGTGTAGGCGGAACTGGAGCAGATGTTACATTGTTTAATAGTATACGATTAATTGATAAAAATATAAGACCAAAAGGAGTAATTATAATAAATGGCGATTTTACATTAACTCGGCTTTCATTATTTACATCGACAGGATCAATAGCCATTGGAAATTGGAGTTTTGATAAAAAAATAAATCAAGGAAAATTTTCAAATTTGTATTCATTATGGACCAATGAAGCAGGACACGCAGAAACATATTCTTATATGTGTCTTAGAGGAGCAATTTCCATGTGGAAGACTGAAAACATACCAACATTTTATTTCAATATTGAACGAGATTTACCTAAAAAAAGTGACTTAGCAAGAGATTTGTCACATTGGGGTAGAGAAACAATAAAATTGTGGGCAAAGTCTATTGTAAACACAATTATAATTCAGTAGATATTTTTAAATTGATCTATTATAAATACAAAAAGCCCCAAACCGTTAGGAATGGGGCTATAAGTAATTCATTAGGCTACCATTTGACGTTGATATTCGGTCAATGATTTGAATCTATCAGCCGCATAACTGGCAGCAAATGCACGTGGTTTAACCAATGGTATAACTCCACACATGCCTTTGATATATCCCATAGCTTCGTTTACTACGATACTACTATTATGAAGTTCATTTGGATTAATATCTAAGTGAACTTCAATGTCATGTGCCACAACTTTACTCAATGTAAGATACAAATCCGCAATTTTATAAACTTCTGTCATTAGACGCATACGTGGTTTATTAGATTGTTGATCATAGTCACGTTCTCTATTAACGGCACCAAAAATCTTACATCCGTTATTGCCATTAACGTGTACTACAACTGCGGTAATATAGTCGGCATACCAGACATTATTCAATTGAAATCGTTCACTATCACAACCAATATAAATCTTGGTGTCAGTGTCACAAGTTTCCAGAAATGCTACTACTTCGTCTATATCTATTTGTTTCTTATACATGATACTCTACCTTTTATGTTTATTAAAACCTCTGTTCTTTTTCTGTGGACGATTAAGAGCTTTAATTAAATAATCTCGTTTAACTAATCCACTTTCAATATCGGCAACCGCTTGTTGTGTTGGTGTCAATTGTTTTTTATATTCACCAAGAATATAAAGTCCTGATTCTGAATATTTACTATAACGAATCTCTCTGATTTCTCTGGCTCGTGCTGCAGCCATTAATACTGTTTCATAAAGATTAATACTTGTACCAATTACTCTATCGTGTTTCATATATTTCCTTTATTAATTGTCTTCTAAATTATCTACTACAATCCAACCTAGTTTTAGTAAATCTTTTCTAATCTCGTCAGTAACTACACTTTCTGGAACATACTCACGCTTATCTTCATCTAGTTCAGGTATATATCCATCTAAACCGTAACCATCTTCTTGACTACCAATGCCGCTACAGTACCAATCAATGTAATCACCCTCTTGTCTCATATTGGAAATGATTCCACCAGCACTACGCCAACTGGCTGACCAATAATTTTCTTTTAAGATTTGAATTACATCTTCTTTTATAAAATCATTATTACATATTGCGGCATAAAGATTTTGGGCATAGTTATCGCTATTTCTAACTTTTTTTAGAATCCAATCTGTGGTTCTTAAATCCCATTCCATGTTATTCTTTTTCCAAGTTGGATCAGATTCATGTTCAAGATCAAGTTTATCCCAACTTTCATACCAATCTATCATACTTTTTACCGTTGGATCAGTCATACTTTTCCCTTTCTCTATAGCACGTTTAATATAATTATTTTTTTGAAATGTATTTCTGTTTGGACTTTTGCTAAGTTTAGTCATAATAAGTAAGTATACTCTAATTAATATAATATGTCAAATGTTATGGATAAATAATTTAATGAAAACAATGTTAATAACAGGTACTAGTCGTGGAATTGGACTTGGTTGTGCCAAGAAATTTTCCAATACATATAATATAGTTGGTATTTCCAGAACTCCTGGTGAATTTGTAACTGATGTTGGTGATTTAACTGATAATGATTTTAGACTATCTATAATAGAAAAATACAACCCAGACATATTTATCAACAATGCTGGTATAGGTGGATCATCAGTTAAACCTATTTTAGATACAAATTCTGTAGCTTCTATAGATTTGCTCATCAACTTTTTTAAAAAAATGAAGTCTGGATCTGATATTATAAACATTAGTAGTTACTCAGGATGGCAACAAGGAAATGCCAATTGGTCATTGCCTTTAATAATTTATAGTGCCTCTAAACATGCACTAAGTGCCGCAAGTCAAATGTTGGCATCTAAACAAGAACAAATAAGAGTAATGACCTTAGAACCTCAAGTTATTGAAACTAGAATGACCAATAGAGATTATCTAACAAATCCTGTAGATCAGAGTGTATACGATAATTTTGATGGAACACGAAAAGCACCAATGAAAGTTGAGTATATAGTAGATGTTATTGAATGGATGATTTCACAACCTAGATGGGTAAATGTTCAGACACTTAGATTAACCAACAGTTACAAATATAATATATAATGATCTAATCTTTTATATTTCTATACTTTTGTAAATACTTATTTCTGTTTGAAAACTTTTTATTTCTACTACCCAATCCTTTGCTACCAAATGTTTCTGTTTGAGTATGACAATTAGGACACAATAGTCTTAAATTATCTGGAAAATTATTATCACTATCTCCATCAATATGATCTAATTGTAGTGTTAGTGGTTTTTTATTCCATTCAGGACCCAAATTACATTCAGAACATTTTTCCTCGCGAGTTTCTTTCAGATATTTTTTTAAAGGTTTTACTTGATTATGAGTTAATTCCCCACGTTCAATTTTTGGTATTGTTTCATTTACCCATTGATACTCACCCTGACATTTATTAGAACAATAAATATTTCGTTGATTCTTTTTTACAATAGATTCTTTTTTACAATGAATACAATCAAACATTTCTGATTTTGGCCAAACTCTGGAATTTGCGCAAGATCGTGAACAGAATTTTTTAATTCCCCATTTACCTTGTTCATCAAATTCTATATTACATTTTGGACAATTTGTTGTCATATTTTTGTTAAATGGTGGATCGTGTAGGGATCGAACCTACGACTTTTTCCGTGTAAGGGAAACGCTGCTACCGCTGAGCTAACGATCCATGTTTGGTGCGAGAGGAGGGATTTGAACCCTCAATCCCTAAGGCGGGAAATTTTAAGTCTCCAGTGTATACCGTTCCACCACTCTCGCAATACTTTTTACTGCCGATCACCTGCATTACAAGTGACATTGTACATACTACCCTGATATAATGTTTTCTGCCAACAAACTTGACCACGTGGGCCCATTACACAGCCAGATAACATTACTATTAATATAACTAATAGTGCTGATTTCATATTAATTTATCTCAATTAAAACAACACACAGAATTTTGGTCCGGCGTAGAGGAATCGAACCTCTATTAATAGCTTAGAAGGCTACTGTTCTATCCGTTGAACTAACGCCAGTTTTGGTGCCTCCGGAGGGATTTGAACCCCCGACCAAGCGATTATGAGTCGCCTGCTCTCACCACTGAGCTACAGAGGCATTTCTATCAATCTTTCATTCTAAGATACTATTATACAACAATAATGATTTATTGTCAAATATCATTGATCCGAATTTTTATACTACACCAACCAAATGTAGTCTATGTTGATCACTACAATTTATAAATGTATGAGCTTTAGTTGTATCAACACGCCATACAAATCCTGTTTTTAAATTTGTAAGTCGTCCAGTACGAAAAAGAAAATAACATTCTGAATTGGTTATTAACGGAATATGAATTCTAGAAGTTTCATCTTTATGTATACTATAACATGCATATGGTCCGACCCACATTAATCTAGTTCTAAGTAGTTTGTATTTGTCAATTAATTCTTCAAATATAGTATCTTTAAAAAATGGATTTAAATTAGTATATGAAAGTTCTTCACCATTACTTTTTCCAACTGCACTAGTCCATGGATCTTCATTATCTTTATATTGTAATCCTGTTTGTTTACCTTTATGACCGTAATCGGTCCATTGTATACTAGATTCTAATAAATTGTATGCATCTAATACTAGTTGATAGTTTATTGTTTCTAAAATTGTTATCATAATATTAGTCTCGTGACAGTTAGTTATTCATATGTATTTAACTCTATATATATATTTATAAATATATTATGGAGAAATTATATGAAGTGGGCACCTAACAACATTCAACCGTTGGCAATAATATCACATCAACGTTCCGGTAGTACATGGATTTGTGATTCAATTAATCATTATAAATCATATGATGAATTTTTTAATCCTAATATAAATCTAATATTAGATCATAATTTAAATATAATAACTAAAGAATTCAATGCTCATGTTAAATTTAAAGAAAAAATAATTGAAGAAAGAATAAATTGGTATTATAATATACTTAAAATTCCAAAACTTCATGTTATTAAATTGCAAGCCAATCAACACATGTATTATAATAATGATATTTATAATATAATTAAAAATTATCAAATTGTGTTTCTAAAAAGAAAATCTTTTTACGATATTTTCTGGAGTTTTTTAATATCACGACATTTTAATTCTTGGGATTCAATAACTGATAAACAAAAACTATCAAATAGTATATCAATAACATATGATGAGATAGTATATACTGATCAATTTATAAACTCATTTGAAGATAATTTTTGTACAATGCAAGATAAATTAGAAATTCAAAATCCTGAAATAATTTATTATGAAGATTTGGTTTCTTCAAATATATCTTGGATCACTAAAGATAGTAAATATGTCATTCAAAATAATAAACACAAATTAATTATTGAAAATAAAGAAGAAGTAATATTGTGGTGTCATAAATTATTTGATAAAAACAAATCAATTGGTTTAATTAATTCATTGAATATCTCAAACTGATTCCTAACTTTTCACCGTTCATTTTAGATGTACAATGTATTTTTTTATTATTAAAGATTATCATACTTCCTGGCTCAAACAAATATGCAGTTCCTGATAACTCTAATAATCCATGTTTTGGATAATGAGATAGATATTGATTATATAAAGTTTCATCTATTGATTTTCCTGTTTTATTTGTTATAGGATACTCACGAGGATAACCTTTTACACCTATATTTGTTGAAAAATACATTACATTATGTTGCATACACCAAGTAACGCTATCTTGTTCCCACTCTTGATCAAATATAATTAAACTAGCCTGTGATCCAGTGTACATTAGTGGTATTACCACATTGATAGTATTGTTATGATATGTTTTATAATCTGTATGTGGTAAATATGGAGCAGAGTGTTTATAAAAATTTCCACTTTTGTAAACTAGTTGTTTATCTAATATTCGTTCTATAATAGGAGTAAACAATTCAAGACTACTACCGGGTCCAGCCTTGTTCATTAAGGTTGTATCATACAAGATTCTACTATTATAATCATTGATGGAATCATTGATTATCTCTTGAGAGACTACATTATGATATATCATATTATATTATGTAACATTTTTGAAATTATTTCTGCTAGATTTTGATGAGATTTTTCTCCCATATGTCTACCGTCAGATCCAAAATCTATATTTTCAATACTACTAGCATTTGGAAAAATTTTATTAAAATCACCGTATTTAAATTCAGTGAAATTTATTTTGTGTAAATTTAAAAACTCAATAAGTTCTAGTCTAGAATTAATACTTAGTTGACTGAATTTATCTATATTACTAAGATAAATTGATTGAAATTCATACTCTTTTTTCCATAAATTATGTCTAAAATTTTTGTCAATTGTCCATGGACCTAGATGATATAATTCTTGATCTTTAATATAATACATTCTAGAATCTGGACAACTCCATTGTACTATAACATGTTTTGGTTTAATACGAAAGTTGAGAATCCATTCTTGAATATTTTTACTAATAAAATCACACCCACTGCCACCAATACTAATATTATATACTGGCATTTCTAATAAATCTTGTAATATACTACTATATGTTTTCTCAAGAGACACAGATTCCCCTTGACTTTGACTGCATCCACACACTAACACGTAATCGGAAGTAATAGATTCTGTTGAAATGGTTCTATGATATTCGCTGTTCATTTCTGAACGATGAATTCCATTGAAACTCTCTATCTTTTCATATCTAGAGTCTCCGTAGCAATAGTTATATTTTTTACTACCCATTATTTTTGTTATCATATTTTTTGATCCTGACAATATTTTTTTACAGTGTCGTAATCATAATTGTTAAATCCCATACTTAATAGATATCTAACATTGTTACCATTTCTAACCGCATGTTTCTTACGTGTGTTTAATAAGTAATATCTGTCTGATTCATACTTTAACTCAGTAACATTTTCAATGACTTCTTCGTTATCAGTCTGATCACCATAATAGCAATTACTATCTAGTCCAGTTAGTAACAAATTAATAGCACATTGTCTACGTTCATCAGTATGAAATCTATAAAATGTATTTGGATTCATTTTAAAAACAATAGCACTCCCATTAAATTTAAATTTAATTTTTAATAATGTTGTATCTAATAAATTGTTGGGAATTTTAAGTATGTCAAATCCGTTACTAGAAAACCATTGATCACTAGACTCAACATAATTGAGTATATTTGATTTAACTGTACTAACAGTGTTTAATGGATAGTAATTCATTCTATAATATGATTAAAATATTCTTTGGGATTAAAAGTATTTACATCTTCTGGATCAAAGCATAAACTTATAATTGTTCTGAACTGTCCTTCTTGTTGTCCTTTAACTCCATGCCATGCTGGATTTACATGTATCAAATGCCATCTTTTTTCTTCAATTTGATGTTCTTCTATTACTGTAATTTTATCATCCAAGTACCAACTAGTAATAGGTTTAGAACCACCTAGTGTTAAGATATAATTAAAAGCATATTTTCGTGCATAATCTATATGTATAGGATGTACTCCTTTTCCTTGACTATGCTCAATATATTTGTTAATATGTAACATCATTTTATTTATTAATTCTGGATGTTGAGATTCTGGATCTATAATAGGTATAATATTTTTTATAATCCAATTTTTAACTATAGGTGGCAAATAAGTTAAACTATGACTAATTCCTTCTTTTTTGTTTAATTCTAATAGTCTATTATCAGTCCAACTTAATGGAATTAAGTTCAAACATCGTTGTTCAAATTCCACAGGTAGATTTGGCAAGTTTACATAAGTGAAATTCATGATAATATATTATTCAATCTTTCAAAGTTATTATCTAAAAATCTAATACTAATACAATGTCTTGGATTAATATCGTTATTGACAATTCTATGTGGAATATCTACTCTAACTAAAAAAGCATCTTTGGAGTTATGTTTTGATAAAAATTTACATTCGGACTCTTTTAATTTCATATAAGATGTAGTTCCTGAAGAAACAAATTTGTCTAATTCAGTATTATTCAGTCTAGTAAACCATTCCATTTCCCATTTTGTATTATTATTTATTACTAAATTAACCGCTCCTATGCCATTACTACTGTCATGACCATCAATATGTATTTGAAACTTCTGCATAGGATTAGATGAGAATAACTGAACTTCTCTAACCTCACAATTTAATGATTGTAATAAGTTTAATGTTTCGTTAGATAATACTTGATCAGGAGAATATCTTTGTATTCTGTATTTTTCTACAAGTTCTGATATTTTAAACTTAGAACTCAAAGATATAGGTAAACTTAATGGTTTGAATACTAACATTAATATTACACCCAAGAAAATAACTTTTGTGACAATCCAACAGTATTCCAACGAATATCACTTTTTATTGCCCATGTTCTAAATACAGATAAAAATGCATCTGAATTTGCACCAGTAGAAAACGGTATAGATTGCCAATTATCAGTACATTCTATTATTCGTTGTGGGAATTTTAACATATTACAATGATCTGGATATACAATAGGAAAACCATTAAATGAATATTTTTTACTCCAATATTCGTTTGCTGTATGATAGTTTTGAAATGTAAATGGAGTTATAGAATAGTTGATAGACAAGTTAGTATGTTGTGTCAATACTGTTATATTATTCAATAGTTCTGTCCAACTTGCACCTCTTCTGAACCATTCGTAAGTATCTTCAAATCCATCAACACTCACACTACATTTAATTTCGCGCCATCCTTCCCATAAGTCAATACGAGGTTTGACTAATCCGTTTGTGATGTACTGTATTTCACAATGACTACGATCAACATGTTTTAATCTATCAAGTAGTTTCCAATGATCTGGGTCTAAGAACGGTTCTCCACCACTAAATTTAAGTACAGTGATATTTGGTAATAATTCTATTAGTTCTTCAACAAATTTATTAGTAATTTCAAATGCTACTTTAACATGTGGAGTTATATTTAATACTTTTGCCCAAGTACTACTACGATCAGGCCCACAATGAGCACATGCCAATTGACATTTGTTGCTCATTTTAAATTGTAGAACTTTTAATTCTCTAGTATCACTAATAAACTTAGTTGACGTTCGCATACTAGGTTGATTGTTAACTTCAAGTTGTTCGCATCTACCACAATAATTTTTAGTTTTTTCAGAATATCCGTCTATGAGATTATTTCGCAAATCTAATAGACGATGATGATTAAAAGCATTTTTAATACCATCATCTATAGAAATAATTTTGGCCAGATCAGATGTTTCTAAACAGCAAGGACGTGTCCATCCGTCTGTTTCAATACTCATCATATTTTCTACCCATGCACACTTCATATCAGATTTCTCTCAGTAATATTCATTTTCTAGTGATATTTATCTATTTTTAGATTAGAATATTATGATATAATCATTGATTTAAATCAAACCTTCATCTGTCAATACTTTGACTGTTTCATCAGCCAATGGAATTTCTGTTTTGATATTCAATTCCAGAATCTCATCATTGAGTTTCTGTTTTTCTTTTTTCAAATACAAAATTTCACTTTTGATCTTACTCAATCGTAATGATGTAATCACTGAGGTTTGTACTGTGTCTGGATTACCATAGATATTTCTACGTTGACTTTGATCACCTTCTTTGATTTTTGCCAAACGACCATTGATAACATCAATACTATCTACTGGTGATAAACTAGCAAATTCTGACAATTGAACGATACGTTTGTCAATAAATGCGGCTTTAGACAATGCCAAATCAACCCCACTAGCACTATTAGCTGCACCAACCAATCCACGAATGTTATATAATGATAACAATAATAGATTACGGCGCTGATCATTTTCCCACAATGTTTCACTAGCCTGATTCAACATTGTTTCAGCGTCTTGAAACTCATTCAATTGAATTGAAGTTTCAATTTTAATTTCACGAATTGCCTCCAAAATACGATTCTGAATAGCACTTGCCTTACGTAATGAAATGTTCATATTATTCCTTGATTTTAATTTAAAATGATTAACGAGTAATAAAAGGTCAAGTAATAGACCGGACAATAAACAATAGAAGATGTACATAGACTATCTTCAATACAATTGTCAAAATACAAATAAGCAGAAGACTTTATATTCATGATCAGCAATATACAAAATGTTTTGGATCACAACACAAAGTACGAATTATCAAGATGTGTCGTTAATTAGTCTTGCGACCAAGTAACTATCAATCTACTCTCATCTACCTTTTACTTACACGGTTGATTGATAACATTTTAAGTTATCTTATCAACAAAACTTTGGCTCCGCGATTAGGAATCGAACCTAACTAGCTTTCGCACAGATTAACAGTCTGCTGCCACACCTTGCGGCTCTCACGGAATTAAACTTTTACTACATCTTGCCATCTTACGACTAAACTTCTATCGTAATTCTGCGTTCTATTCTTTCTTCTATTTTCCATTGCTGGAAGATATTGTAAATTGTCTTCGTGATGTTTACCACCCTCGCTAATAGCTATAACGTGATCAACTTCATACCCTGTCGGACAACTTTCGTAAATCATTCTGATCAATTTTCTATCAGCATCGTGTGGTGTTGCGTCATACTTTCTTGATCTGTATGCCTGAACTCCTTCGACTCGTTTCGCCTTTAGTTCTTGATCAGTATATTCTTTTCTGCCAACTTTATCATAATATTCTATGCTTCGTTGACGTTTTATTTCTTTCTGTTCATCTGTATGTTTCCATCCAGATACTCCTAGTTGTGGATGTCCATGCTCTTCATGATGAAGAGCGACTTTCTTGGAACGACTTTCATTTTGTTCCTTAGTCCACGTTCTGGAATTTCCGCATTTTTTAGAGCAGAATTTTCCGTTCATCGTGTGTTCAACATTACATTTTGGACAAACTTTTATCATTTATATTTTTGGTGCCCCCACACAGAATCGAACTGCAAACTGCGGATTACAAAACCACCGTTATACCATTTAACTATGGGGGCAAAACTTTTATTCGGTTACTTCAGTACTAACAACTTTTTCAACATAGTCTTTACGACTAGTTACAATACGAATCTGATTAAGAATCTTTGCCTTAATTTTCTTCTTACCTTCTTTCTCAACCATAGTAGTAAGTTGACTTACTGTTAATCCACCTAAACGTGGTTTACCAGTTTTGGTTTTGTTTGGATCTCGTTTTTGATTACGTTGTGCCATTTTACTTCTCCTGAGATAATTCGTTAGTAACTCGTTGTGGTATAGTTTCGTCAGTAAGAGGCAACGTTAATTCAGACAATGTTTTGCTCAACTCTGATCTTTTTTTTCTTATTTCTTCGTCTCTTCTTAATAGTTCTAATGGTGTTGGATTGCCCATTTTACTTCCTTTAAATAAGTCCTGATAAAACTCGCCAATGAGCATTGGCAAAATCTAAAATATCAGTGGCTAAAATTTCACCACTATTCCAATCCCATAATTCTAGTATTTCATCGTCTGTTAAATTTTTAACTGTTGGATTTAAACTTGCATTATCTTGTAATACTAAACTGGCAAACTTTCTAGCAATTTCCCACGATTTTTCATCAGTGGATCCACCTGCCTCAATCATTAATTGTTTTAAACGATCTTCAGTTATTACAGCCATTTTACTTCCTATAAAATTTGGAGCAGGGTAAGAGAATCGAACTCTCAGCATTAGCTTGGAAGGCTAAGGTATTACCACTATACGAACCCTGCATTTGTTACTACTATTTACTATCTATCATTATAGACT